ATTGTTCTCAAAAATGTGCTGGGATTAATAGACGAGAAAACAATATTGCTGGTTTCTGGTATGAAAATGGATATAAAATTTTATATGATGGCGATGGAAAAGGGCTAAAAGAGCATATAAAGATAATGGAAGATCATTTAGGAAGAAAGCTCAACAGAAAAACTGAGAATGTACATCATAAGAATGAGATTAGAGACGATAACCGTTTAGAAAATCTCCAGCTTCTTTCTAAAAAAGACCATATTAGACTTCATAGAATGATGGAAGTAGAAAGAGGTGAAAAGCTATTTAAACCTATAGGAGAACGCTGATGTTATATCAGCTAAGAACCCACCATAGCTTGCCTCTAACGCGCTTTCTCTTTGAAGACAAGCAAAGCATGGCTGAATACATCAAAGACCTCGTACAGCAGACAGTCAAGGAAACAGAAATTAGAATCCAAAAAGGTGAAAAGGGTTACCCTCTCTCTAACGTTGACGTGCTTAAAAAAATGTATGCATATGATATATCCGATAGCATGACGATAATTAAAATGGACGATGAAAAGAACCCAGATGTTGATTATAATGAGCTTTTCCCAGCAAAAATTTATAAAAAAGAAACCACCAAAGAAGAGGCTTAGACATGGCAGCTATTACAATCCCTATACATGTGCGTATAAAAAAAGATGATATTGATCACAAAAAAACAATCCATGTAGCAAGAGACTACAACATATCTCCAGAAAATGTAGATTTTCAAAACAAAGTAGAAAAAGTGATCAGAGAGTCCCATGTTATAGATGAAGCAACCTTTGCAAACAGGGATTATGAATGCATAATCAGCACTAAATTTAACATGTAGCTCTATGACCTTAAGTAAACCTAAAGACCCCATTAAGATGCTCTTAAAAGAGCATAACGGTAGGTCTCAAGCTATAAAGATAAGATTAGCAACTGCTAGAAAATTAAAAAGAACATTAAGAAAAAACTAAGTGAGGCGTGCATGTATACCAAAGAAAGTATAGAAAAGCTAAAAGAAAAAATAAACATCTATGACGTATTAGATGATATTTTAGAATTAGAAGATGAGCCTAGCTATGAATGCCCTTTTTGCGAAAGTGAGCATTTTCTAGTAGATCAACTTAAAGATAAATGCTATTGCGTAGATTGTAAATTTCATGGTGATGGTATAGCAATGATTATGAACGTTCAAAAGATCTCTTTTAACGAAGCTATTGAGATCTTAGCTAAATACTACTACTTTAAACTTGAAAAAGTAGCTAAAAAAGAACGTAAATTAGTAGAAGAAATTTTAAAATCAGTATTTTATTCTGCGTTGCCATCTCTCCAAGACAAAAGTAAAGCAGTAAGAGAGAAAGGGCTAGAAGAGCTTGAAATATTAGCGATTGAATATGAAAAAATTAAAGTTTTCAAAGAAATTTCAGACACTATGCTATTTAGAAGATATGAAGCTTTAAGATCAATATAACTCCGTGATGGGGAGTCCTCGTTGTCTTCCACGCTCTCCGTAGGGCTTCCCATCTTTTAGATAACACTCTCAGCGAGGATATATAGTGTACACCCTAAGAGACACAAGAAACGTTGTGTAACGCCTTTACCTAAAAACGAGACACAACATACCTAGTCTTTCTTGCGCTCTAAAGCCTCGCTAAGTATCTCTAAAATTAAGGTGTTCCTAGAAACAATACCAACCCTTAAAGAACACTCTTTATCAAGCTCTTTTATGATGCTTTGAGGAATTCTCACCGAAATCACATTTATATTGTCTTCACTCATCTATCAACCTCTCTTTAAATGCTTTGCGCAGCTCTTTGACACCGTCAGAAACTATCTTTAACGATACATCAATCAAATCATCAACATCAGTTTTTTTATCATCTACCAAAAGAGACATTGCACAAAATATTCTTGTTAAAGCCGCGAAAGTAGAAGAAACCTTTTCGGGTTCTGTTAGATCTTCCCCTTCCTTGTCAAACATATTTAGAAACTGCTCTGACAATTTCATTGATAAGTTTCTCTGCATAATTATTCTTTCATCTTTCATCTTATAGCCCTCCTAGAGCTTTTTTTAATTATGATATCTAGCTATATAACTATCTTTTTTATCGTCATCATCAAAATGCCCCTCAGCGCTTTCTAAATAAACTCCTATGGCTGAAGCAACTTTAATTACTTCTTCAACGCTGCAAGCATTAAAAATGTATGAGGTGTCATCTTTTTTAAGCCCGCGAGGCAATGGCTTTTGATCCCAAGCCTTAGATACCACAAGAGCAAGCAGCCTATCAGAAAAAAAGCATTCAAGCCATTCACCTAGAACAGAACCAACTAAGTCATAATTGCCACCCATAGCATCAAATTTATTGCAAAGTGAGCTACCATCATAAAGGGTACAAATATTTTGTCCCTCATATCCATATCTGTCTGAAATAGTCCATTCAATGGTTAATAAATCTACGTTATTTTCTCTTTCATCTTTCATTTTATAGCCTCCTAGAGCTAGCCCCCGTTAGGGGGCATTGTGTTTATACTGTTTATTCAACTTCTTTCCAGCTCTGTTCCCCTAAATCATCTATATAGCTTTCTACCTCAGTTAATCCTGCGCTACACCACGCATCCCAATCACATAGCCCAGTTTCTTTCTTCCAAGCAAAAAAATCACATGCCCAATTTTCACCAGTGTCAATTGATCCAGTCTCAGCGTTCATGTACATAGCATCTTTTTTTAAGTGTATCGTCGTAAAATTACTCATCTTCTTAGCCTCCTAGAGCTTACCAAGCTTTGTTGCTTGATCCTATCACTATAACATCAGCATAACATTAACGTAAATACGACTAATTAATTTAATTGCATGTAATCCTCTTTTAAGTTTATCCTTATACAGTAAACTAAAATTTAGGTAGATAATGGCTGCTGCTAAAGGTAATAGATACTCTTCCAAATATTCTGATGAAGATCTAAAAAAAATAGCCGATGGTCTCATCGAATGGGCTCATAGCGGTAAAGGGATATATATATCATCTTATGTCTATCAGACCTATAAGCGTCCTAAAGCTTGGCTATATAACCTTGGTGAACACAACCCAATTATAAAAGAGGCTCTGAATACCGCTAGAGAGCTAATTGCTGGAAAGGTCGCCAACCACTGCTTCGAAGGGGACAAGAATTCAGCCTTCGGAGAGAAGATTTTACCCATGTATTGCAAGGACTATAAAGCTCTTTTAGAATACAAAGCTAGGCTAAGTCAGAGCACCCCAGAAAGCATTAAGACAACCTTTTCTGAGCTTAAGAACGCTATCTCTAACGGCTCTTTGCTAGACATGCTAAAGCAAGAAGACAGCAAATAAAAACTACTCCTCATAACACTTTCAGCGAGGATATATGATTTATGTAATTCTTGTAGTGCTAAGATTCATCAACATATCTTGTACGGGTGTTTTACCCACTAGCTTGACAAACACCTCAACCCTTTCTTTAGCGATTTTATAGATATCTTTATAATACAACTCTCTCTGCATTCCTTCCTTTAGCGCTCTTGCTACTATAATGTCCGCTTGCTGTAGGGTAGCTAGCTGATAGCCCTCTAAGGAGTCTCTGAGGTTAGGAAACTTTAGCTCTAACATATCTAAGTTAAAGAGAGTGTGGTTTTGCATTTTAGATATTATCATATAATACTTCTTGGCGTTTGTGCTTCCTTGGGTGAGAGCATACTCAACAAACTCTTTGATTGAATCAGTTTCAAGGTTTCTCTCTATCTTGCCCGCCTCTCTTTTCTCTAGCCATTCAGCGTTTTGTTTTTGAGCAATGATTTTAGATAGCAGCTTTCTTTGCCTAAAGAATTCACTGACAAGCAAGTGTTTGAATCTGCGAACAGTCTTATTATTTGTTAGAAGCGTAGAAAGATACGCAGCTTGAGGCTCATTTATTTCATATTCTTCAAGTCTTCTACCCTTGTTATTTGGGTCGACTTTCGGCAACGGCGTTGCAATAAGTCCCCACGTTTCAAACTCACTTTTATACTTAACAACCAATCTTTTTAGCGCACGATGCTCAACACCAAAACCTTTAGCGAGAATCCCTGTTCCTGTTAATAGTTCGTTATTTTTCAAGTAAACAACAATTTCTTTTTTATCTTTAGGCATGACGACTCCTTTTTTATGTAGATTTTACATTAAGTATGATATATTTAAAATGTTATTTAACGGGTGAAAGACAAAAACTATGCAAGACAGCACGCTACTAGCAGATAAGACTTGGCGGATGAATAATCTTTATCGGATCGTCAATAAACAAGGCGACTCTGTAAAGTTTAAGATGAATTACGTCCAAGAGCAAGTGTTAGATGGTTTACACAATCGTAACCTAATTTTGAAAGCAAGACAGGTTGGGCTTTCTACATTTTCTGTTCTTCACATGCTTGATGAGACTATCTTTAATGATAATCTATCTGCAGGCATTGTTTCCTACTCGCTAGAGCATGCACAACACATCTTTAAGCGTATCCTAGGACATGCAATCGATAACTTCACACCTATGGCTCAAGAGCTAGCGGGGATCGTCCAAAGATCCGCAAGAGAGATAAGCTTTCGCAATGGGAGTTTCTTAAGGGTTGACACATCCTTACGCGGTGGGTCTTATCAATCAATCTTGGTATCAGAGTTTGGTAAGACATGCGCGCGAAATCCTTTAAAGGCTGAGGAGGTTATAACAGGCACGTTACAAGCTGTCCCAATGGACGGGAATGTGATAATAGAGAGCACAGGTGAGGGCGCGAGCGGATTTTATCATGAGATGGTTATGGATGCTCACCAAAGAGGTAACGAAAACTTATCTTCCCTCCAATACAAACTTTTCTTCTTCCCATGGATGCTTGACCCTCACTATACAATGCACCAATCTGTCACCTACGAGCACAATTTAAAAGAATACTTTGACAAGCTGGAGAAAGATTTATCTATAACAATAACGCAAGGACAGCGCAGCTGGTATGCTCACCAAGGCAGCATTCTAGGAGATAAGCTACACCAAGAATTTCCCTCTACTATATCTGAAGCCTTTTTAAGCAACTCTGACGCGTATTACTTCCAACAAGGTATAGAGAGAGCCTATAATGATAGTCGTTGCCTTTATACGCCCTTATATGATGCCTTAGAGCCTGTCTATGTAGCTATGGACATAGGTGTTAATGATCTAACGGTAATGACTTTCTTCCAGGCTGTCCACGGTGAGATAAGAGTCATCGACTACTACGAGGATAACGGCAAGGGTGTAGACTTCTACGCTAACTTTCTATTACAGGATAAGAGATATGTATATAGCACGATCTTTTTGCCTCATGATGCTGCGCGTAGGGATGGAATTGTAGTAGAGAATACTTATGAGAAAGACTTTAAGAGGCTATTTAGGCATACCGATACGCGTTTTGTCGTACTACCTAGAACAGATAAAAATTTAAATATATCCAATGCTAAAATAAAACTTGATAGATGTGTGTTTGCTCTTAAGAAGGTAAAGCCTTTGCTAGATCAATGCTCTAAATACCGTAAGCAGTGGTCTGAACAATACGGAAAATATTTAGATAAGGCGTACCATGGGGTTGAATGTTTTATCGGAGAAACTATAATAAAAACAGAGTTTGGCCTTAAACGAATAGACCATGTAATGGAAGGGGATAAAGTGCTAACCCCAAATGGCTTAAAGTCTGTTTTAAACGTATTTAAACATAAAGCTAAAGAGTTGTTAAGAGTTGAAACTCCAAAAAACGAAGTCATTTGTACCCCTCATCATAAAATATTTACATCAACTGGCTTGATAAAAGCTAGCGAGTTGACGTACACTTCAGTTGTTCTTACCATGGAAGATGAGAAAATATGGAAACAAATTGGATTGAGTGGAAGGGAGAAAGAATTAGGGTTCAAGGATTATTTCGTATCAATGAATCAGAAACAGTTATTTTCTTTGATGGGCGTAAATACGGGTTTGACAAAGGTGGATATTACAGGAATCATAACAACTCATTGCACAGACATGTATGGAGCTATTATAATGGAGAAATTCCAAAAGATAATGTTATACATCACATCGACGGCAACCCCAGAAATAACGCAATTGAAAACCTATTATGCATGTCTAAAAAAGAACATCTCAAAATGCACAATCATGATTGGCAACATAGTGATGAAGGACAAAGACATCTTAAAGAAAACATCAAAAAATTACTTGATAAACGCATATTGCTTTCTAAAACATGCCAAATATGCAGTAAAGAATATAAAACAGTACATCCTTGGTCGTTCTTATGCTCAGCAAAATGTGTATCACAGCATAGAAGGAACTCAAAATGCGATAATGAAGAAAGAATCTGTATCGTTTGTGAAGGGAAATTTTCATGTAACAAATATTCAAAACAAAAATGTTGTTCACCAAAATGTGCCGATAAAATCAGATGGGGAGGAAGAGGAGCTGATAAAATTAAAATCTGTGAATACTGTGGAAAAGAGTTTGATAGAAAAAGACATCCCGAGGTGCGGACATGTTCAAAAAGTTGTGGAGTTAAACTTGGACACAGAAGTAGACGTATATGATCTTAAAGTAGAAGGGGATCACTGTTATTTTGCTAATAGTCTTTTAGTGAGCAATAGTAACTACGCTGACAGTCTTATCTATGCCTTACAAGCAGTTTCACACATTGAAAAGGGACTATCTATTACTGGGGCTTTATCTAAGCACCAAGCAGCCACCCAGAACAGGCGATACCAGATATAAATCTTTTTTATAAGTATAATATAGTTGTAAGTTGACAACATAGCGTTTAAAATATAAATATAACGCGTATAAAATGTTTTAATTTACGGTGTATTTCTATGTTAACTGATCGAGAGCTAAGCGCTGAGTTTCAAGAAAATTATAGATATGCGCAAGACTTTTGGAATCCGTTTATCAAAGATGCTCAAATATACACTTTGGCATCCTCTGGGTATACATGGAGTAACTCAGAGCTAAAAGCTTTACAGAAAGAGGGTAGAGAGCCTTTAGAGCTTAATGTGATGCGCCGACCTCTTCAATTCTTTTCTGGTTATCTGCGTGATAATTTAAATTCGGTAGTTATCTCCCCTGTAGAAGGTTCAGACCAGAAAACAGCTGATCAATTTACAAAGCTTAGCTATTACACATGGGATAAGGGGAATGGGTATAGCACCTTTCTTGACGCATGTGATGAAGGTTTTAAGTCTGGTATGTCTCTTTGTGGGATTCGCATGGACTATTCTCGAGACTTTATAAATGGTGAGATATCCTTTTTCAAGCGCACATACAATTCTTTCTTTCTAGATCCAACTTTTGAAAGCATTGATTTAAAAGATTGTTCTTTTGCTATTACTAGAGATTTGATGGATCGCAGCACTATTAATCAGCTTTTACCATTTATTGACCCTAAGCATATAGAAGAGATACAAAGCTCTTTTAGAGATGATAAATTCTTATCGTATCACCCTAACTTTACGGTGCTTAGCCGTAATCGCAACATTTTGGCATATGACCAGTATTACAAGAGGGTTTCCAAGAAGAGAACCTTTTTAGTTGATGAAGCTAGTGCATATTACAGAGATATAACCGATTTACCCAAAGAAGACAAAGACAAGTTAAAGATGGGTATCCACCGCTTGCGCAAGTTACATGCTGAAGCGGATATGATGGATATAGATCGCAGAGAACTACCGCCTATAGTTGATATTAAGACAGTTGACAGGGATTTTATTGAGTTAAACATCATGCTCAATGGTCAGAATGTTTATACGGGTGAAGACAAGACAGGGATAAACCAAGCGTATCCATTTGCACCTATACTTTGCTATTTAGAGCCTAGTTTATGGCAGCCATCCCAGAGGGTGCAGGGCTTAGCTTCCACGATGTATTCTGCGCAGAGGCAGTTTACTAAGCGCCACATGAAAATCATTGATATGATGGACAGCAGCATTTCAACTGGTTACAAATATCTTATTGGTTCTGTTTCTGATGTTGAAGATTTACAGCAATCAGGGCAAAACAAGCTTATTGGGATTGATCCCGAGAATGCACCTGAAGGGATGAACAGTGTTCAAGAGCTACAGGGTGGCGCAGCTAATCCAGCTTTAATAGAGTATCAAAAGGTTTTAGATCAATTAACGTTAACTCTAGCAAATGTCAATGAGAGCGTTCTAGGTGTAGATGACAAAGGAAACACTCAAGTTTCTGGTCGTTTAGCACAGGTAAGAATAGCTCAAGGATTACGTTCTAACCGTAAGATATTTGATAATGCTGAAGTATCGCAGCAGATAATTGGTGGTTTAGTTTTAAAGGCTATTCAAAACCATTATCCAGCTGGGAAAGTGAAGCGGATACTTGGTGAAGATCCTACAGAGCAGTTTTATGAGAAAGAATTTGAGCAATATGATGCTGTAGTGAAAGAAGGTGTAAGGTCTCAGTCTCAGAAAGATGCTTACTACTACGAGCTTGTTAATCTTAAGCGTGAAGGCATTGTAGACGTTCCAGAACCAGAGATTGTCAAGGCTCTTCAAATGGCTGGTATGAGTGACTTAGAAGAGTCTATAGCGCAACAAGCAGAGCAGAAAGCACAGCAACAGCAGGAAGTTACAGCGAAAGAAAATGCGCTTTTAGAAGCTACTACCAATGAGAAAAACGCACTTGCTGTTGAGCGTAAGACTCGGGCTGATGCCAACGAAGGCTTGAGGATTGAGCGTACTAGTGAATCTGTACAGAATCTAGCTATGGCAGAGCTTAACAAGGCTAAAGCTATCGTTGAAATTTCTAAATTACATGAAGACCGACTAATTCAAGCGTTAGATTTGGTTAATCAGATTCATTTACAAGAACAAACTCAGAAAGAGCAGCAAGAGTTAACGATTGAGTCAGAGACTAATGAATCGTTACCGCAACAAAGCATTCCTCAAGGTGAGGAAATGTATAACAATAATCCAAGTGAGGTTTTATGAAAAAAACATCTATGACTAGTGGGAAAGGGCTTTACAGCTCTAAAGACAATTCTATGGCGCAGCCAAGTAAAACTAGTTCTGCATGTGGTCCAGGGTCTAACCCAGATCAAAGCAAAGCTAACAAGCTTATGAAAAAAGCGCATATGACTGAAGAGTCTCTACGCGGTAAAAGCGGAATGTAGGTGTAGTTATGAGAATGGTGAAGTGTCCTAATTCAAACTTAGTATTACCAGCCAAATTTATCGATGAGAAAACATCGCTTAAAAGAACAATAAATGATTTGGTGACTAAGACAGTTAGTGAAAATGGTCGCATATCTGGGACATATTTTCTTACATTTCACGCTAAGTTTGATCCTCAAGATCCGACTTTATTCAATGTTTCAGCACCTAGACTAAGCAAGAAGATTCCTAGTTTTATTTCTAATTCACTTGTGTATTGGGTAAATAACGCTAAAGGGATCAGAGAACTACTTTGGATGGTAGCCCCTAAGAAGAAGGGTGAGAAGTTAAAAGTAGAGTTTAATAACACAGGTGTCGCCTACCTACAAACAAAGGGCGCAATGCCATCGTGACAGGCTGTGTCACGTTTAAAACGGGAGAATAAAACATGGATACAGAAACCGTTGCTGTAACCGAGCAGATAGAAGTAGTGCAAGAGCAAACTCAAGAGCAAGTTACAGATCAGCCAATAGTTGGTGATCCTAGCGCCTTAGAGAGCGTTGAAGCACAAGAGCAAGGGCAAGAGCCTGCTAGAGAACAGAACGTCCCTTTATCCGCTTTACAGAAAGAGCGTAAGAAGAGACAGGATGCCGAGCAGGAACTAAAAATGTATCGAGAGCATCAGTTAAGGCAGTTGCAATCGAATGAGCCACAGGAAGAAGACGATAGCCAATATGAACCAGTTACTAAAGCAGAGCTTAAGCAACATCATATTCAATTGATTAGAGAATCAGATGAAAAGGCATGGATTCGTCAGAACCCTGAAAAGGCGCAAGTTATAAATGATGATTTAGCAAACTTTTTGAAACAGAGGCCAAATTTAGCGTCAGCGATAGAGGCATCACAAAACAGATATGAAGAAGCATGGGAATTAATGGATAAATTAAGTCCTAAGCAGAAAGCAGCTTTAACTAGTTTGCCTGCTAACAAAAAGGTGACTCCTAACTCACCTTCGGGGATACCCAAAGCAGCATCTATGAACCAAGCTGTGGATGTTATGACCATGACTGATACAGAATTTGCGGAGTGGAGAAAGTCTAAACGTGTTCGCAGATAAGGTCTCCTATAAGGAGAAATTAGATGGGTGTAACAACAACCACACAATATGGTTCAATGGCCGACAGATGGGCGCATAGAGCTTTATTACAAAGATCAAAACCTAGGAATGTTCACAATTTATTTGGTAGAGCATTTACCTTACCGCAAAAAAACACTGATACAATGGCGTTTAGAAGACAAGAAAACTTGAATTCTGATCCTGTTGTATTATCTGAAGATGCTGATCCAGCACCAGAGCAAATAAACAAATTTGATATCAACGTAACAGTACAAGAGTTTGGTAAAGTAGTACTTTTATCACGCAAAGTATTGTTAGTTGTTGAAGATGATACAGCTAGTGAAACAGCTGATAATCTTTCTCAAGCTATGCATACCATGCTTGACAAAGTGACTCGTGATGTTTTCGAATCTGGTGTCGCTCAAATTTCTTGCCTTAACGGTGTGAATGGAAATGCGATAACAGAATTAACCCAAAAAGATGTTGAGAGAGCATTAGCATATCTTGACGAGAATGATACTGAAAAGATGACTCCAAACATAGAAGGA